TTGACCAAGTGGCATCGGGCAAGACTATGACGCAGCTTGCAGCAGACTATGGGTGCAGCCGCCAGTATTTCAGCACATCAATCAACTCCATCCCTGAGTATGCTTCTGTGCTGGTTAAGGCGAAGCAAGAGGCGGCAGACGCGTTGGTTGAGGAGGGCTTGGGCATGGTTGACGCGCTTGACGGCGCTAGTACCACGTCGGAGATTGCGGCCACGCGTGAGAAGGTGCAGTGGCGCAAGTTTATGGCTGGCTCTTACAATCAGGAGCGTTACGGCAGCAGGCCCCAGACAAACGTGACCATATCTGTGAGCGACATGCACTTAGACGCGCTGCGCAAAGTTAATTCTGATCTTGCCGCGATTGATGCTGAGGACCGCCAGCGTGAGGCCCACGCAATTGACGTTGATTATGAGGATGTCACGGATGAGCAATGATAACCCGCTTGAGGAGTTTGTGCTGCGTTACCGCGATGACCCTGCGTTATTTGTGACGGAGGTGCTTGGCGCAACGCCATACGACTATCAGGCCGAGTTTTTGAACGCGCTAGCGGATGGCGAGCGCAAGATGAGCGTCAGGTCTGGACACGGCACGGGCAAGTCTACGACTGCATCATGGGCTATGCTTTGGTTTGTTCTGCTGCGCTTTCCGAATAAGGTTGTAGTCACGGCCCCCACGTCTGGCCAGTTGTTTGACGCGTTGTTTGCGGAGCTGAAGCGCTGGATTAATGAGCTGCCGGACCAGCTTAAAGTTTTGCTTACGGTTAAGTCAGACAGGGTTGAGCTAATGGCTGCTCCGAGCGAGGCGTTTATTTCGGCTAGAACAAGCCGGGCAGAGACGCCGGAAGCGTTGGCTGGGGTACACTCGGAGAATGTGCTGTTAGTTGTGGACGAGGCTTCTGGTGTGCCTGAGAAGGTATTTGAGGCTGCTGCTGGGTCAATGTCTGGCCACTCAGCGACTACGATTTTGCTGAGCAACCCGACGCGCTCATCTGGCACGTTTTACGAAAGCCAGACGCGCATGGCATCTAGTTGGTGGACTAGGCGCTGGTCGTGCGTAGATAGCCCACTTGTGTCTGACGAGTTTGTTGACGAGATGCGTTCAAGGTATGGCGAGGATAGCAATGCGTTTCGCATTCGTGTTCTTGGCGAGTTTCCCATGGCGGATGACGACACGATTATTCCGTTCCACTTGGTTGAGAGCGCTATTCGCCGTGATATTGAGGTCACGCCTGACGAGAAGCCTATTTGGGGCTTGGACGTGGCTCGGTTTGGTGCGGACAAGACTGCGCTGTGTAAGCGGTATGGCAATGTTGTGACTGAGATTACGTCATGGCAGGGCTTGGACTTGATGCAGACTGTCGGGCGTGTGATGGCCGAATACGAAGGCTTGCCGCCTTCTATGCGGCCAAAGGAAATACTTGTTGACAGTATTGGCGTTGGCGGCGGTGTTGTTGATAGATTGCGTGAGCTTGGCGCTCCTGTGCGTGGTATTAATGTTGGCGAGGCCCCTGCTATGGGCAGCACATACATGAATTTACGCGCAGAACTTTGGTTTAAAACAAAGGGTTGGCTAGAGGATAGGTCATGCAAGCTACCGAACGACGATCAATTGCTAGCAGAGCTAACTGCGATACGCTACGGGTTTACTCCCGGCGGCAAGATGAAAGCTGAGAGTAAGGATGAGATGCGCAAGCGCGGGCTTCGCTCTCCTGACCTTGCTGACGCGTTATGCCTGACAATGGCCAGCGATGCTGCAACTGCATTGTCTGGCTCCATGTTAAGCTGGAAGCAAACTATTAAACGTAACTTAAAAGGTATTGCATGAAGCAAGTTCCGTTTCACAAACTATCGCCTAAGATGAAGAACATCCGCATGAACCAGTGGATCAAAACGTATATTGGTAAGGGATTGAGCTTGGAGGATGCGCAGTATGCGGCGAGGTGGCGTGCTGGACATTGGAAGCTAAACCACCGTATGCAGAAGGTTATGGATGATTTAGGCGAACTGTGATATTGCGGGAAATACCCCCTGCATAGCCTTTGTCAAATAAATGTGCTAATGTGCAGAAAAATGAGGATTGATGACATGACTCCATGTAAAGGTTGCCCCACCCCCGCCGCTTGCAAACGTGCTGGTACTTGTTTGAAGAAAAAATACGGGAAATAAGTTATGGGCATTTTTGATTTTCTAGGCGATCTTTCGTCAAAGCGCAGCAAGGAACTTGGCCTTGGCGGTTTACAGTCTTTGCTGGGTACACGCAGAGCAGCGCAAGCTGGCGCAATTGGCGATGAGATGATTGGCATTACGAACAAAGATAGCTTGCCGGGTTACTTTAACGAGCAGACCCGAGAGTATGTTCCTTGGTACGTTGATTTGTTTGACGGCGGTGGTTTGAACGCTTCTGGCACAGTAGCGGAGCAAGAGGCTGCGCAGTCTATGGCTGCTCGCACTATGCCCGGCAGCGCACCTATGGCCCAGCCGGGTTTGTTGGCGAATAACCAGTTTTCTGACATGGAAAGAGCAAACCGTAATCGTGCCGCTCAGATGACGCCAAGTTTAGGCAGCCAGTTTTCTGACATGGAAATGGCAAACCGTAATCGTGCGTCTCAGACGACGCCAAGTTTAGGTAGTCAGCTATCTGATATGGAAATGGCAAACCGTAGTCGTGCTGGAAGCAACTTTCTCCCGCGTGATGCAATTTATTCTGCAAGGCTCGACGAAGCCAAGCGTGGGGGTGCTAACGCAATAGCCAATCAAAGAGACCCTAGGTTAAAAATGCAATCTACAGGATATGGACGTTCAGCAAATGTTGTAGATTTTTTAGAGAAAAAAACAGATTTAGGTGCTGCGGGTTATGGCCCTATGGGCCAAACCATGCAGTCGCCCATAATGCAGCACCCTGCGTTCCCGCAGTTTGTTGATATTATGAAAAGAATGGGCAACGAGTCTGTATTGCAGAACCCAGAGCAAGCCTCATTTGTATTTAACAATTATCTCAAGCAGATAGGTTACAATTAATGGCAATCACAACTTACGCAGAGCTGCAATCTAACATTACGGACTTTCTCAACCGTGATGATTTAGCTTCAGTTACTCCGACATTTATCTCGCTGGCCGAGGCTGACATGCAGCGTCAAGTGCGTCATTGGCGGCAAGAGAAGCGCAGCACTGCGGAGCTTGACACGCAGTACAGCGCAATCCCTGCTGACTTCCTTGAGGCTATTCGGTTTTACATTACGTCAGGCGAATCACGCCCGCTTGAATTAATCAGTCAGTTTCAGCTGCTTGACCGCAAATATCAGAGAGCTAACACCAGCGGCGAGCCAGCCTACTATGCGATTACTGCTGGTGAGATTGAGATCTTCCCTGCGCCCGCCGGCACTTACACAGCGGAGTTGTATTACAACGCGCGCATTGAGCCACTGTCTGACAGCAATACATCCAACTGGATGCTGGAGTATTTTCCTGACGCATACTTGTATGGCTCGCTTATACATTCCGCGCCATACTTAAAGGATGATGCGCGCCTGCAAATTTGGGCGGCTTTGTATCAAAGCGCGATTGATGCTATAAACATGTCAGGTGAAAAAGCTAAATTTGGCGGATCAGGCCGTCGCATGAAAATAAGGGCTTACTAACATGAGTTTTTCAAACACATTTGAGACCACAGTTTTAACTTGGGTCTTCACGACGAGCAGCGCAACACGCCCGACTGAGTGGCATATTGCACTTTACACTGCATCGCCATCTGATCCCGGCGGCGGAACTGAAGTATCTGGCGGCGGTTATGCGCGTCAGGCTGTTACGTTTGCTGTTTCTGGCAACACGGCTTCTAATACTGCCGCGATTGAGTGGCCAGTTGCCACAGCGGGTTATGGCACGGTGACTGACGTTGGCGTGTTTGACGCGGCGTCTGGCGGCAACTTGATTGCTTACGCAGCGCTGACCACCAGCAAAGCGATTGACACGGGTGATGTATTTAGGCTCCCGGCGGGTGATCTCGACGTTACGCTTGACTAATGGCTGAGTATCGTTCTGGCTACGGCAGGGCTACATACGGCTCGTATAACTACGGGCTTGACGGCTTTGTCACTGACGGCGCTGGCACGATTATTATCACGACAACGACGGCTGCGGCTTCGGTTCGTGTTAGGCTAGACGCATCTATCGTTGTTAGCGTGTCTACGACCTCGTCAGAGGCTGTTAGAGTGCGTGAAGCGTCTGCGTCCAGCACGACATCCACAACGACGACTTCAGCCGCCCAGCGCGTGCGTGAGAGCGATGCAGCATCAACCTGCGCCTCAACTACGTCTGCTGACTGTAACCGTGTTCGCACGGCAGATGGCTCAATTGCCGCTGCGTCAACCACCAGCGCTGACATAGTTCGCGTGAGGCCGACTTCGGCTGCAACATCTGCTGCGTGCAGCACGTCGGCTACAGCTGAGGCGATTTACATTAGCAGCGCTGACATTGCCTGCGTTCTAACATCTGTAGCAACGTGCAACCGCGTTCAGTCGGGCGGTGCTTTAATTAGCACTCTTTTAAGTACGACGTGCAATGCTGTTAAGAAGTGGGAGCCGATCCCTGACACACCTGAAGTTTGGACTGGTGTTGATCCGTCAAGCAAAGTGTGGCAAGATGCAGGCAGCACGCCAGAAAGCTGGTCGGCTGTTCCCCCTACATCAACGGACTGGACACCCGCCTCGGCTTCAAGCGAAACTTGGGCTGACGCCGCATAAGGCTGACGCCGTACAGGCTAACGCCGCATAGGAGAATATCATGGCTGATACAACGACCACAGCATATGGCTTAACGAAGCCAGAAATCGGTGCATCTGAGGATACTTGGGGCGAAAAGATCAACACTGAT